TAGTGTTTTGAACATCGGCTTACCTTTTTTGTCGTTTAACTTACACTGAGGCCCGTAACGCCCCTCTGCCACGCCCGCGACGTGATTGCCGCGAATGTTGATGTGGTAAAGCTGCCCGCCCCGATCAATAAGTTCTGCGGGCTCATAGCCAACTGAAACCTCTCTTATTCCGGTCTTTTCCAGCGTCTCGATTGCCGCTGAATCAGTCAGGAAAACGTCGCACTCCACCTCATCGCCATTGATGCGGGTGTTAGCGATGTGGCCGGATGCTTTTTCTTTGTGGTCTGTCGCATTCACCGCGCCGTCGTCCGGATGTGTCAGGGTGAAAGGCAGGCCGTTGAAGGAGGCGAGTGTTTCAGGCTTTGATAGCTCATCGAGCGTGCGGATTACTGTGATCTTCTTGTTGGCATCGCTGCCGGTTAGCCCCACCTCATGCCCGTAATATTCAATCGGACCGGCGCGGGTTATCGTCGCAGTGGTAATTACGTACCCCTGCGGTGTTCGTTTCCACGTCATGGCTTATTCCCACGCTACGTAAGGGAGAGAAAGACACCGGCACTGGTAATCCTCACCGGGCTTACCCTCGTATGCACCGATGCTGCTGCGCTTCTTCCATGTCTTTCCGCCGTCATCTGAATAGACGGTCGGATCGGAGTATTTGCAAAGCATGCCGTTCAGGGCGAAATGACTGTCACGCTCGCGCTCATCGCCGGTGCCGCTCCACTCATAAACATCCAGCCCCAGCGCCTGGCTACGCGCCTCTGTCAGCTGTGAGTTGAGCTTTGCAGTCTGGTCGCGGGCAATGAAGCGGGCGCGGCTCAGAGAGACGTTTCCGCGCTCCTGGATAATGCCAATCAGGTTCTCGCTCCGGCCGCCTTCGCGCAGGTTGCCAAACACCTTTTCTCCGATGTCATTGATAAAGTCAGTCTGGATAGACGTAATCAGATCGACGTTTTCGCGTACCGCCTCCTCCATTTTTTCCCTGACGGCACCGTCACCCAGCATTCCGGTGAGGTCGATACCAAAGGCTTCTTTGTAGGTGCGTTGCGTCTGCTCTTTGTTCTGAAGATTGGCGCGCCTGACGAGCCCTGCAGCTATGCGGCTGGCTATCTCGCCGATAGAGATACTGGCGAGGCGCTGCATAATTCGGGCGAGTCTGGCGGTGATTGAAAGCGGGTTGTCATCTGGTGCGTCAGTAAGCGTGGGCCTTTCCAGTTCCTCGGTGACGATCTGAGTCATGCTGCTGATGAACTCTGAAAGCCGGTCCCGATACCACACCTCAGCGCGCTTGCTGGGCGTGGGCGGCCGCATCTTACGCCGCCGTGGCTTCCGGCGGCCCTGCTTGCGCTCCAGGAGTTGCTGTAATTCCATAGTTACCCCATGAGCCAGAATCTGCACCACCGCTGACGATGCCCTGAATTTCCTCTTCGGTTACTGTCTTCAGGACGCCGCGGGCAATCATCTCGCGCAGAGCAATCTCTTCAGTCAGAATTTCGCCGGTAACGAGGGTATTAAATCCGGTCGCGTACTGAGTGAAGCGCGTTGCCTCTTCCGTTTCGTTGATGCTGTCGATTGAGGGATATTCGTAGGTTATGAGTTCAGTAACAGCCAGACGGTCAAGGATGAACCTGTCAGCGAAATCCTGCATCGGCCTCAGGCGTGTTTCCTGCATGCCGTTGATGGTTTCGTAATAGGCTTTGTTATCCTCTTCCCCGCTACTGAACCCGCTGGCAGACTGCCCGAACAGCACCGTAATAGGCCTGTCGAGCGCGCCTGCCAGAACGGTCGCCATTTTGGTGATGACATCTGAGAGCCCGCCGAACTGAGCATTCTTCTGCTCATAGCGCCCCTGCGCTTCCGGCGTACCTGCGTCAATCAGCAACAGCCCGGTGGAGGATTTCGTTTCCTTCATCACCCTGGCGTAATCACGCACCTGATTTTCCTGGCCGGCGGCGATCTGATTGTTCATGCCGGGCACAAACAGCACGTCCACATTTGCTTCCTGAATGGTGTCACCCGTGCTCAGGATGGCGGTGTCGAACGTCTTGATGTGCTCATAGGGCGCCTGCAGGTCAGAGGTGCCGAACTTCGCCCGGTCTTTAATGCTGTGCCGGCCAAGCTTGGTCCGGTGGCACCTCGTATGGTGAAAGCGCAGCTGCTTTTTGCCGATGTCGATCTGATAGGTCAGCGGCTCACCGAAGTAAGCAGAAGCGACATCCGTGATGACGTTACTGTCCGGCGTGTACTCACCTTTGCGGAACACCAGAAACTTAACGATGTCCTCTGTCTGCAGATTGACCTCGCTGGCGATCAGCTCATCAGAGCAATCGGTGACAGCCACAATCAGTGAGTCACCCATCAGTGACGCCCAGCTCAGCGCATCGTTGAACACCTGATTGAGTTGAAGCTCTGTTTCAGTGTCTTCGATTCGCTGCACCAATGTGCTGTCCACGTCGCCTGAGAAGGCGCGCGGCAGTTTGAGCATGTCTGCAGCCGTCTTATCGATATATTTCTTCACCACCCACGATTTTTTGTACATCGCGAGCAGCTCTTTGTCCGGCACATCAGGTCGCGTGCTGCTGTATCGCACCGCGCCGATCTTCTCGCCGAGTGAGGTCATTAAGCTGACCAGGCCATCATTAAGACGACCAACAATGTTTTTCTTCGTCATTACATGATGTCCCATACCGTAGAACGGCCTTTTATGTGCCCGTCGAGGCTATAGCGGATCGCATCCCAGCAGTGCTCATATCCATCGGCCAGTTTAGGCAGCACCTCTCCGGTGATCCGGTCGGTTTTGTATGACCACATGCGGGCTTCCCGCGCTACGTTCTTACAGCGAGGGTGAACGATGATTTCATCAAAGCCGCGCAGATGTGCCACGCCATCCTCAACGCTTCCCTGCCATTTCTTTGCGGCTGAGATATCGAATCCTTTGCGGCGCAGATAACTGATTGTCTCAGGACGCGCAGAGTCAGCCTTGATAGGCCAATCGCGTGAGCCGGGAACGGTGTCATACAGCGCAGGCATGTGATCGAGTTCCGTCTGCAGCCCGTATGCTTCATATTCGATATACAGCCGGTTATGGAGAATGAAGGAGCGGATCAGCGTATTCGGGTCTTTCGCAAAGCCAAAGTCGCCACCAAAGAAAAGCCGCTCTGCTTCTTTCCACAACGTGTCAGAGAATTCAGCTATACGATACTTTCCGGCCAGAACCTGCTTATCGGAGTTTTCAAGATAAGCCCCCTCCCAAACCCATGCATAAGTAGCCGGGTCAAGGCGGCGCTGGTCATTCAGGCGCTCACCTTCAAGCACGTCAGGGAACCACGGGTTATCCGTGTAATTCATCTCAACCGTTATGCAGTCGTTACCGGTTACTTTTCGGAATCGCTTATCAGTGGCGCTACCGTCACGCTCCGGGTTCCACGTCACCCAAATCTCTGAGCCTTCTTCGCGCACTGTCGGGCTCAGCTTCTGCCAGGCTACTTCACTAACCGATTCGGCTTCGTCCACCCAGCACAGCAGGATGCGTGCTTTCGACTTGATACTGTCGAGGTTATGACGCAGGCCGGCGAACACATAGGTCACCGTCTTATCAATGGTCCGGATGTACTTTTCACCAATGTCGAAATTGGCAGCCAGCCATGGAACTGACAGGATCGCCTGCTTCACCTCCTGCATACTCGACTCTTCCAGCGAGTTCATGAATTCGCGTGCGCACAGGATTACCCCGCTCTCGCCGTTCATCATGGCCTGATAGGCCTTAACCGCTGTCATCAGCGCAAAGGTCCGCGTCTTGGCACTACCGCGGCCACCATGTGAGCAGCGATAGCGCTTACCGGTAGCAGTGAAGAGTGGAGCGAGCTTAGCGGGGATCGGCAGCTGGACGGATTCACTCATGCTTTAGGCTCAACAGGAAGCAGCTGAATGGTCGTTGGCTTAGTCGCCATGCTGCCATCAGATGATTTATGGTCGATTTCCTGACTGACTTTGTCGCCGTACTTCTTCGGGTTCATGCGAGCCAGAGCCCATTTGCGAGTATCGATGCGCAGACGGGCCTTACCTACCGCCGCGGCCTCTTCGGTAACGCTGTCGGCAATATCAAACATCTCTTCGAAAATTGCGTCAGCGCGGGTCTCAGTGGCTTTCGCGTATTGGTCGCGAAACTCATCGTGTTGAGCTAGCCAGCGGAATACGGTTGCCTTATTCGGCATTCCCGGGCGCTCACAAACTTTACGCAGGCTTTCACCATCGGCAAGCAGTGAACAGATGTCAGCAGCCACCTCTGGTAGATAATCAGAAGGGCGGCCAGTTTTCTTGTTGGTCGCCATATTTACTCCAATAAAAAACCGCCCGGAGGCGGTTTAGAAATTTCATCACAGTTTTTTCAATGATTCTTGAATTGAATCGGCTAAAGGCGATACTAATGCAGCAACATATTTAAGCTCAGAGTCAGTTTTCGCTGAAGCTGATGCATCACCACCACTTACAGATGCTTTAGCTATTTCAAGTGCGGCTTGCACTGCCAAAAGCCTCTGCTTTTGCTCTTGTGTAACTCCGATTGGGACGTTTTTGCTGAAATAATCTTCTAACATGACAACCTCCTTTTCATAAGTAGGGGTTACACATTACCCTTAGGATTAATCCGAGTGAAGCAAATTTATCTCACAGCTTTGCGACGCTTCACAGCGTGGCTAACCGTTATCCCTTGTCGGAGAGATTCATCATCAGGCGCACTCGCAAATGCGCCTTGTGATGGTCACTTTGGTAGTCCGGGGATAGTGATCTGTGTCTGCTGCTCCAGCCTTTCAATTCTTGCCATGAGCTGAGGCTTTTTCACGCGCCCCCATCTGTTGAGCAATCGGCCAGACATGCTGGCAACATCCTTTTCTTTCATCAGCTCTAGCATCAGTTCGTTATGCTCTCGCTGGTAGGAGTGAGCCAGCTCCATCAATTTCTCGCGCATCC